CGCTTGGTGTCCGTCTCGAATGCGCCCGTGCGCATGAGCAGATCAATGACGATCGAGCCCGCCGCCATGTCAGCCGCCCTTCCTCGTGAACCCGAAGGCTTTCAGCGTTGTCATGTCTGCGTCCGTGAGTCCGTTTGTGGAAGGGTCTGGCTGGAGCCAGTTCAGCTTGTCTTGCATGTCACCCCCGGCCGTAACCTGCGCGATGAGCGCGGCCGGCCGATGGAAGCGGTGGTAGTCGTCAAACGGGTAAAGCGCATAGAACCTGCTCCACGAATGGAACTCGGCTTGCGTCATGCTGGCTTGCAGCTCCTGGATCGTTCGGCCGCCGAGGGCGAGCGCCAGCACATGCCAGAACCACTCGCCGTCTTTGGCCGTCAGGCGTTTTTTGCCTTGTCCCCGAAACCGTTGACGGCCAGGATTTCCTGGACCAGTGCGTTCGCCGCAGCCGGCTTCAGGGTCAGCGCCTTGGCGTAGGACATCGCTGGCTTGCCGTCCGGGTCGCACAGGCTGGCCGCAATCAGCTTCGCCATGCTGCCGGCCTGCACGTCCTCGTCGGACGACTTCTCGGCCAGGTGGAAGGCCCGGAAGGTGACGGCCGGCAGTTCCTTGAAGTGCAGGACGTGCTTGGAGCCGTCCGTCAGTTCAACGGTGCGCTCGTGGAGCTTGTCGCTCACGAAGAGGGATTCGTCCATCATGTTCAGGCGGGCTCGTACCAGGTTGCGACGACAGCGCCCGAGCGTTGCAGCGTCATGGTGCCGCGGACGATCTCGTTCGTCGCGACGTCAATGTTGATGTCGCTGATGTAGGCGTCGAACTGAAGCGACGAGCGGGTGGTTGGCGCCACGAATGCACCGGCGCTCAGCGTCGGCGCGGCGTTCGATTCGCTGAGCGCGACCATCCACCGGAACACAGACCCGTCGTCCTTCATGTCGAACAGCAGCTGGTGCGACACATCGCGCGGCACCAGGTTGAACGGCACCGTCACCTGGCCGGGGTTGCCGAGGCCACGCTGGTACGTCTTGTCGGTGAGCGCGTCGAGACAGGTGTCTTCGATCTGGTCGGCCGCGCCGCCGAGGCCGCTGATGCCGGTGGGGCACGCCATCTTTACGATCGCCGGCGTGCCAGGGACTGAGATGGTGTCGATCAGGAACAACTCGGTGCCCTGGGTTTTCACAACGCCTGTCGTCATGGTGTGACCTTTCAAATGTGGCCCAGAGGCCGAGGCAGAAACAAAACGGCCCGATCAGTGGCGGGCCGCGGTTGGAATGGGGCGGGCTATCGAGACAGCCAGTAGTCGAACTGAAGAGCGATGCGGTAGAGCATGGTGTCTGCCTCCCGCTGATCGATCGGCATGCCGGTCATGTGGCACACCGGCTCAAGCGCGTTGCGCACCGCGGTTGCGAGGGTGATCACCCCAGCGTCAACCGCGTGGAAGCAATCCACCTGGACAGTCACGCGCCCCGCCGGCGGCAGATCGCTCAGGTTGTTCTCTGGCACGTCACTGATAACGGACCATGTCACGTAGGGGTGCTGCGTTCCTTGCGGCGCGTGCCCATGACGGTACACCCGGGGCGTGCTGCCGCCGAGGAGCGCAGCCACAGCGGAAGAGGCCGCAAGCGTTTGGTAGATCGGCGGGAACATCACTTGCGCCCCTTGGTCTGGCTGGCGAGCTTCTTGACAGCGCGATCGAGGCCAGCGCCAAGCTCCTTCTCTGCGGTCGTGATCGCCTGCTCGGCTTTGCTGAGGAAGGCCGGCCGCAGCCACGGCTCCGGGGGTTGCTTGCTGGTGCCGTACTCAAGCCGCGCAGCGTTCATCTGGGTGGTGACACGCTTGCCGTCCCGCCCGGGGTATGACTTGTTGCGCACCCGAACAAGGTAGCGCTCGCCTTTCCCGTCTACCGGCGCCTTGCCGCGAGTGACGACCACGTTCTGCTTGAGCAGGCCCGTCGAGGTCTGCTCTTCCTCGTCGGTCTGGTTCGCCGTGACCGCCGAGAGGTTCGCTACAGCCTGGGTGTGAATGACTTTCGCGCCCTTGCGCAGTGCCGACTTCACAGGCCCCCCGTTCTTGCTCACCAGCTCCGCAGGCAGGCTCTGGAGGAGTTCGATCACACCGCCGAGCCCTTCCAACTTCATCTCGACCTTCATTGCTCAGACCTTCCTGATTCGCGGCAGGCTGCGCGCCGCTACACGGGCCATGAGGGCGTAGCCCGAATCCCCGAAGTGGGTGTAGTCGTCGGCGCTGCCGTCTGACATGTCCCAGAGGCCCGTGGCTTGAAAGGCTGCCGGGGTCCAATCGTTCGCCGCGTACATTGACGCGAACGGCTCCGCGGCAGCCATGTCGATCAAGAGGTCGGCGTAGGAACGATAGTTCGAGCGCATCGCCTCATTGCACGCTCGAATCGCCGCCATGCGCGCATTGACCCATGCTTGGCCCTGCCCCGCCGGTGCCGCGCCGGCCGGGGTGGTGGTCATCGTGACGATGAACAGCTTGGCACCGGCGTTCGCTGCCGAGGTTCTCCGAGCCTGGCAGTAGGACGCCCACGCGCTCATTGCCGCGTTGACGTTGTTGCTGTTGCCCTTGAGCTCGTTGATGAACTCGTGGATGAAAAGGACGTTTAGCTTGGCCGGGTCAAGGAGAGGGTCCACCGAAGAGGGCGCGGTGGCCGTCATCGTGCCAGCGCCGCTGTTCGTGACGATTCCCATGCCGGCGACCGACACGTTGCTGATGCTGACTCCCTTCCCCGCCAGCGGGGCCAGGGTGCTCATCACCGATGGCCATCGCTTGCTCGTGCTCGATGTGCCCGCCCCGAAGCCCAAGCTGTTGGCGTGCACGATGATCTTGAGAGCGCTGCTTGTCAGCGGCGCCCTCGGGTAGCGGCGAATCATGCGAACCCGGTGACCCGCGGCTGGCAGATCCGCCGTGCCGTCGTCGAGAAGACGGTGTAGTAGTGCGCGGACAGCGGGCCCGAGCTCGCCGCGGCGTAGGTATGACGAACCGTGCTCGTCGCCCAGTCGTCGGTCGTGGTCTCAAGCGTCACCACTGTTCCGACGCGCCGCAGGCCTACCCGCGTCGTCGCACTCGGCGACAGCGTGGTCAGCGTGGCGCTGAACGTCATGTTGTTGGACGCCTGGGTGACCGTGCCGGCACTGCCGAGCTGGGTACAGAAGTCGATCTGGTCATGTGGCCGCTGAACTGCCGTACCTGAGTCCAGGCCGAAGATCGTGCTCGTCGTACCAGAGGCCGGGTACTGCGCCTCGATGAAGCAATCCCCCGCCGCCGTGCCCGCCACCACACCGCGGGCACCGTAGGAAGTCCCGGAGCTCGTCGCCTCGTAGATCTCGTTCCCGAGGTCGTTCAGGAACTGCGTGCTGGCGAACGTCACCGGAGTACCAGCTTGGCCGCCGGCCGGGGCCGCCGCGGTCGAGACGTTCAGGACCGTGGAATAGGAACCCGTGCCCGTGCCGTTCAATGCGGCCACGCGGACGTCGAGTGCAGTCGACGCTGGCAGGCCGGTGATCGTTGCGCCGGTCGCCGTGCTCGTCCCATCGGCGAAGGTCGTCGGGCTGGCGAAGGACGTGCCGGCCGCGGCGTACTGGATGACGTAATCGGTGGGGGCTCCTCCGGTCGCGGGCGCGCTCCACGTGAGCGGGATGGTGGAGGCGGTCGGGGTGCCAGCGGCCAAGCTGACCACAGGACCCGGAACAGCTGGAGGCGCCGGTGCTGGCGGTGTGGGAGCCGGAGGCGCCGGTGCAGCGACCGCGCCGGCGGCGGACTGCGACCAAACGAAGATGGCAGCGTGCCCGTTGTGCTCCACATCCAGCAGGTTCGCTTCGCCCGCTGTGTTTAAGTAGCCGAACGACGTGCCCCACTCGGTGGCGCCGGTGATGGCCGGCACGTTCGTTCCGTTTGCGATCACGACCATTTGTGCCCGCGCGCCCTTCATCGTTCCGCTGACCGTGATCGTCGTGGCACCTGTCACCGTCAAGGGGTCGTACACCCGGTGCATTGCGTCGAGGACGATCGCGCTCGAGGCCGGCGCGGTCGCTGGCACGGTCGCACCGGCACTCGCCAAGGCTTCCTCAGCCGCGGCGACCGCCGCAGAGGCCGCCTGCTCCACCGCCGTGATCCGGGACGTGCTGACATCGGCCAATCCAAGGCTCGACTTGAGCTCCAGAACGTGAGCATCGGTCAGCACGACCGGCGCCGGGTTCGGATTCCCGGATGTCGCGGCAGGCTTGCGGTAGAGAGGCATGGTTTTCCGAGCTCAGTTGTCGAGGAGAAGCAACGCGTCTTCGTTGAGGTACAGCAGTTCACCGCCGAACATGATTGCGCCCTCGGGCACACCCTCGGCCACCGGCGTCTCGTCCTGGTAGCAGCGGCGGCCGGTTCGGGCAAGGATCTCGAGCTCGGCCTTCGCCAGGCGCTTCTCGATCGGCGGCTGTGCGATGTCGTAGATCTGCGCGCCGTGGCGGAGCCGCCAGCTGGCCTTGATCTCATTGGCCGCAGCCGACCAGCGCAAGCTGATCCGCGAGTCGACGTCCGCAATGAGCTGGTTCGACCGCATCTGCTCGCGCCCGGTGATGGGTTCGATCGACGCCTTGAACGTCAGGCGCTGCACCCAGGCAACAACTTGGCCGCCCTCCCCGTCCGAAACGCTGATCTGTTCGTCGGCGGCAACGGTGTGCCGCAGTGCTCCCGCCCTCATACGCCCATCCAGATGCGGTAGGGGGTCAGGAGGTAGCGCGAGCCCATCGGCAGCTCGCTCAAGTTCAGCGCCGTCGTGTCCTCGCGGTTCTCATACAGGTGCCCGATCAGCAGCAGGATGGCCTGATAGATGGGCTTCAGCAGATCGGCGGTCGCCCAGCCAGCAGTGAAGCGCACGCGCACGTCATCGTCTTGGCCGCGTACGCCGGAAGGCCAGCTGCCGCCGTAGGCGACCCGCAGGACCGGTGCATCGACCGTGCCGGCCAGCTCATACCCAGCCGGGTCCACAGTTTGCACAGCGCCGGCCGCGTCGACGAATGTCACCGACGCCACCGCGGCAACGGGCGACACCGGCAGCGTCACGTCGAAGGCGTCGCCGCGGAGCTCGTAGGTCGCCAGCGCGATCGGCCTGTTCAGGTAGTTCTCCGCCGCTTGCCGCGCCGCCGTGATCAGCGCGCTCACGTACGCGTCATCCTCGCTCGGCTCAGTCTGGTCGAGCGAAGTGATGATGCGCAGATGCAGTTTCGCCTGCGCCAACGTCACCGGCTCCTCGGCCGGCGGGGTGACGAGGCGGAGGTTCATCACTTGCGCGCCTTGTTCACCGGGTCCGGGGCCTTCTTGTTGGCCGGCTCCGGAGCCTTCTTGGCTGCCTGCTCCTCTGCCAGACCACGCTTGATCAGGTCATCGGCGTGCGCGCGGTGCGTCTCGAAGGTGCCGCGCGCCGGAACGGTGCCGGTCTGGCTGCTGTGGAACGTGTCCTTGGCAACCATCGACACCGAGTCCTTGTTTTGTTCGCTCATGATTTGCTCCTGAGAGATGGGCGGCCCCAAAGGAGCCGCCCGTTTCACCGGTTTAGGCGACGTTGCCCAGGTCGCCCTTGATGAAGGCTTCCGGGCGGTAGACAGCCAGAGCCAGGCGCTCCTCCGCGCGAACCGTCACGAGGTTCTTGCGGAAGTTGTCGCTGTCCTCGGTCGAGATTTCCACGTTGGCGTCCTCGCGATCGAACACCTGGGCGCCGAGCTTGAACGCGCCGACCAGGAACTTGTCGATCGTCATCGCCTGGGTGGAGACCACCGGCAGACCCCACAGGCGCGGCTGCGAAACCGACTGCGGGTTGGCGAACAGGTAGCCGTTGTCGGTCGTCTTGGTCAACTCGATGCGAGCCCAGTCGCTCGGGTGCAGGACGATGCCGGTCGAGGGGTACTCGGCCAGTTCGGCTTGCAGCATCGCGAGACGCAGCGTATCGATCATCGTGGCGCCGGCCAGGACGAACGGGGCAGCGTACGCGGTGGCTTGGGTGTAGATGCCGTTCAGGTCGGTGCCGGTGCCGGCGCCCATCAGCAGCTGGGCTTCCTCGACGTACATCAGGCCGTAGCGCAGGCGGCCGTCGATGTACGACTGGAGCTGCGGCACGTCATCCAGGATCTGCTTCGTTGCCAGAACCCAGTGGGCGATCGTGCTCACCGCGGTGGTCATGATGTCGAACTTGATGTCCGACTGCGGCTTGGCAGCACCCGCCGTTTCCGACACCGTCGCGGCGGCGTTGGTGAACCCGGTTTCCTTGACGTACTGGATCGCGTTGCTCGTGGTGGTGCCCGGGGTGATCAGGTCACGCACGGTCATGCGGCGCTCGGGCAGGCCGAAGATGTTGCCCACGCGCTGGGGCACGATCAGATCGCCGGCGGAGCCGAGGGCGTCCGTGGTCAGTGCCGAGATGATGGCCTTCACGGGCATGTTCACCCGGCCGCGCTTGGACATCAGGCCCTTGATTTCCTCGAGGTGCTCGGCAATTGCGGCCTCACCGAAGGACTTCTGCCGCTCCGGGGCCGAACCCTTGCGGGCCATCTTCTGCTCCATGTCGGCCACCTGGCTCGCCAGCTCGTTCTGCTTGATCAGCATGGTGTCGACGGAGGCCTTGGTCTCGGCGCTCAGGGAACCGGACTTCTCCGCTTCCTTCAGGGCGCGGTCGGCCACTTCCTTGACATCGCCGCGGATCTTGTCCAGGGCTTCTTTGACTTTGATGGGATCGAGGTTGTCGGACATTTGGTTTCCTTTCGGGAATGAAAAAAGCGCCCGAAGGCGCCAGCTCTGGTGTGGTCGTTTCTCTACTGCACGCTGAACTCGGTCAGCACGCGCAGCAACTCGCTGGATTCGGCCACGCACTCCCGTGCCTGCCAGTTCTTGAAGCCATGCACAGCGATATGCTCGGCGTCACCTCGACTGAATCCCTTCTCCCGAAGGAACTCCTCGAATTCACGAATGGTCGGCTTGTCGCCGGCCAGCAATTTGGACTTGACGGCGTCGATCTGCGCCTCGGTGTTCGCGGGGAACGTCACGATGCTGATCTCCTGGAGATCCAGCTTGGTCAGCGTCCGGATACCCGTCTTCTCGTCGAAGACGGAACCCTCGACGTAGTAGCCGATCGACAAGCCTTTGACGACGCGGCGCTTCATGAGGGCATGGGCCTCGGCCGCGCGGGGGATCTCTTTCACCAGAAGCCATCCCTCCACTTTCAGGCCGCGCTCATCCTCTTCGAGGACGTCATACCCGCCGATCGGCTCGCCCGACCGGTGTTGCCACAGCGCCGGCAGCGGGTCGCCCAGCGCCTTGATCAGCTTCAGGCTGTCCTTGAAGGCGCCAGGCGCAACGATCTCGCGGTAACTGTCGACGTTGCCGAACACAGAGCCATAGCCCTTGAACGACCCATCGTCAGAGACCGCCTCGGCCTTGAAGGCGATCTGGCGATGCTTGAGTTCCATCGAGTCTTTGCGGTTCATTCTGATTCCTTGCCAGCGAGCCCAAGCCAGCTTTTCAGCGCGTCCTGGACGCCCGTGGCCGCCGGCTGCTGGCCCAGTTGATCAATGGGGACGAGGTTGCTTTGAACAGTCAGCACATCGCCACCCTCGACGGGCGGCAGGTTCTCGAGGGCTCGCATCTCGTTGCGGTTCATCCAGCCGTTCTGACCGGCCGAGGCGTAGAACGCGGCCCGAGCAGCGCTGTCAGCGCGCAGCAACCCTTCGATCGCGAATTCTGCGAAGTAGCGGCTTTGCTCAGCCGGGGTCAGCAGGTTCTTGCGGATGGACTGCTCAATCCGAGTGAGCCATGGGCGCAGCGAGAAGGTCAGGAATCCGATCATCTGCTGCTCGATCCCGGTGCCCCAGCTGGTGGACTTCTCTGAATGCCCGACCATGAAGGGAGGCACGCGGAACCACCGGCACAGTTCTTCCACGTTGAAGCCGCGGGACGCAAGCAACTCGGCGTCCTCCGGGTTCATGTTCAGTTGCTGGAAGCTAGACCCCTTCTCGAGCACCATGTAGCCGCCAGAGTCGGCCACCGTCTTGACGTGGTCGCGGATCTGCTCGCGCTGGCCTTCCTTCAGGACGGCATCCATCATCACCAGGCCGGGCGACTTCATGGCGTTCTTGAACAGCCCGGCGCTCGTCTCGTCGGCCGCCATCGCGGCACCCATGACGTTTGCACCGAACTGCACGGGAGAAAGGCCGTTCACCCCGTCTAGGCTGAACGCCGGAATGTGCATCAGCTCGTCTTCAGGGATCAACGACACCGTGCCGTCGAGCTCGCGATACCGGTACTCTCGCGCGCCAGTTGGAAGCCGGCGCACAGACATCCGGTCCGGCAGCAGAAAGTCGAGCGCTACGATGCGCCGGCTCGATGTCACCTTGCGGACGTAGGCGTTGCCCCAGAGCAGCATGCTCGCGACGACCACTTCCCAGAACTGAACCGCGGTCATGTCCGCGTTCGGCTGGCTGTGCAGAAGCCTGTACAGGGGATGTGCGTTGGCCGAGGTGCGGCTGCCGTCAGCTTGGCGCTCGTAGAACCCAATGGGCAACGTCGCGATGGTTTCCGACAAGAGCCGGACGCAGGCCCAGACCGTCGAAAGCCGCAGCGCAGACCCGGCCGAAACGTTCTTGCCGGCGTAGTTGTTGCCACCATAGTAGGCGGACCAGAGCGCGCCGTCCTTGAGCCCGAAGCCCTTGTAGCCGTGCTTCCAGAGTTGACCCAGGCTGATCTCAGACACGCGTCATCCCTCGCACGAGAACGCCACCGGCGAATAGGAAGGGCGCCGAAAGAACCACCAGCGCGGGCCCCGCCCCGAAGATGAGGAACACGCCGGACGCAAGCAAGCCCATGCCGATCACCAGCAGCAGCAGAGTGATGACAAAGGGTTTGTTCATATGATGATTGGGTTACTCAGGAAGCTGTCAAGCTCGCCGCTCTCAGCCTCGGAAGGCATCACACCGACTGCCATAGCCAGCGCGACCATGCCGTCAATCCGGCCTCGCGCCTTCTTCTTGTCGAACTTGCGGGCGCCGGAATCACCGACGACCTTTGCGTTTGCCGCGCACATGCTCAGCACCGGGTGGTTGCCGTGGCGCAGTTGCTTGTTCAGCAACCGCACCTCGAGCTCCCGCAGCGCCGGCGTCATGCTCAGCGTGCCTTGTCCGAAGGGCTGAAACTTCGCCAGCTCTTCGTCGCTGAATCCAGCCTTCACCAGCCAGGGCGTCAGGAAGTTCATCAGCGCCCGGTCGAAACCGATCGCCTGAACGTCGTACTTGTCGAAGAACCCGCGCAGGTACTCGGCGACGAACTCGTACTCGATCGCGCTGCCGGGCGTCGCATGCAGCAGGCCCTGTCGCTCCCACAGGTCATAGGGGACCTTGTCCTTGCGCGACTTCTCGGCAAGCCCTTCCTTGGGCAGCCAGAACGCCGAATGCACACCGCCCGTCTCGTCGACCGCCTCCAACGAGGTCAGGTCGTTGACGCTGGACAGGTCCAGCCCGCCCCACACCTTCAGCCCGGTCGGGTCACCGGGCTCCGCGCCGTTGGCCTCCCACACCGAGCGCGCGACAAACGGGCTCACCGCCTCAACGCGTTGATTCAGGATCAGGTTCCGAAATTCCGGCTCGTTGGCCGGCATCTCCATCGCCTGGCGGCACTGCTTCTCGACGTCCGCCAGCGACCGGAACTTGCCGAGCGCGGGGTTTGCCGCGGCCCATGCCTTCGGGTCGTCCATCTGGCAGTCCTCTGGCGCGCTGTACACGTGGCACACGACGCGGGGATCCGGCGCCGCCTTCTGGGCGTCGATCCATGTCGAGAACATGTCAGCGTCCGTTGGCGCCTGCGTGCTGATCGCGATCAGCAGCGGGTTGTCGTAGGCGCCCTGGGCCGAGGTGATCGCCGACACGAACTTGTCGGTCGGTCCAACCACCTGGCCCACCTCATCCAGGATCGCAAGGATGGGTGAAAGGCCGTGCGCTGTCTTGCCCTCTGCCGCGAGGGCTCGGAACAGGACGTTGCGCGCGAGGCCTATCAGTCGTTTGCCGCTCGGCTGGATCCTCACCAGCGGCCGGAGCTTGTCGCTCATCTCGATCATCTTGACGGCCAGGTCGAAGATCACCGCGGCCTGCTCTTTCGACTGAGCGCCGCTGACGATCTGCGAGTTGTGCACCGCCTCCGGCCCCACCAGGTGGGCCAGCAGGATCGCCGCAATCAACGCCGTCTTGCCATTCTTGCGTGCGATCGACAGGTACGCGCTGTGCGTCGTGTACGGGTTGTCGTAGATGTCCAGCACGAACTTGCGCTGGAATGGTTCGAGCGTCATCGGCTTGCCGATGTGCTTGCCTTCCGGGGTCAAGCAGTACGTCTCGATGAACGCGCAGACCTTCTCGCCGCGCGTCCTGGCCTTCTTCTTCACGTCGCCAACAGGTCGTCTTCTTCTTGCTCAAGCTCTTGCCGCAGCTTGCGCGACTGGGTCTCGACCTTCCGCTTGCCGGACTGGTCCCGAGCGTCACCGGCGATCCGGCCACCCATGCGGAGGGTACGCATCAGCGCCATCTCCCGCCGGGCCAGCTGCTCGAGGACCGAGACACGCGGGTTGCACACCGGCGTGCCGCGATCGTTCTTCGTCACCGTGCCCTCGAAGTCCAGAGCCTCGGACTCGGTCTCGATATCTCGCTGGCACCGCGCGAGCTGGGCGGCAACCACCAGATCGGCGTCGTTCCACTCGTCTCGCGCACGCGCGCACACAACGCCGTCCCAGAAAGGCTGGTCGCCCTCCCTCAAACGCACATGCGCAGGCGGCTGGAGCACACCTTTTGCAGCATCCTGCATCCCCTTGATCGCCGCCGCAGCGGAGTCAGCGCGGTTCGTTTTCATGGCGAGTTGTGGGATAGCGTTGAAAAAGACC